TTACGTTGTAAATTAATTTGGGTTGCCATTCGGGTAGCTCCTTTTTATATTAGTCTGTCACATCGTATTGAACGGTGACTCCAACTTCTCCTATTCCATAAGGGTCTAGCAACCCTTCATCTGTGCTCATTGTAGATACTTGAACATCCATCATCCCATATTTTTCTGTATCCATATTATATATGACAAATTCGATGTCTTGCATAGTGCTTTCAAGTTCTTCAACGGAAGTTTCTGTATGAACATAAACACGAAGCATGATATCTAAAGTGGAAGTTGTAAGTCCTTTAGAATCATATATTCTGTTTTCCGTCCCTGCTTGAAGATACACGGAAGGAAAATCATTAATTTCATCTAGAAATTTTAAACGTCGGAAAACATTATCGAATAGATTTACTTGATAAGTGTAACTAGAATCAAAGGTAGAAACACCACCATCTATTTTTTTGAGTTCTCCGACGAGAAAATTTGCGATGTCACGTCGTCTACTCGTCGCCATTATATTTTCCTAATTGTATTTAGTATATCACAGCCACTTGTATGTGGCAAATTTTATTTTTTGACTTTTATTGAGTTCTTAGAACTTTGAACTGCCTACCAAATAGTTGTTGTGTAATTACTCTAATGGTAGGTTCTACTAAAGTTTTATCTAACATCCATCCATTTTGATTAAGTTCATCTACATATCCTGATGCTGGAGGAGTATTGTAAAATCCTATAAGTCCAGCTCGATAATTTGCCATCATTTGAAAACTTTTAGCTAATTTTCCAGTCACATATCGAGGTGTGGGACGTTGAGGTTCGGAAAATCGCGGCATTACTTCTTCTAATCTTTTTTGCAAAATAGCTGACAATTGAACGTTAGAAATAAATTGACTCCGTTTTCTTTCTTTAGTCTTTTTTGTTGAAGTGACTTTTGGGGTGCCTTTAAGGGGACGATAATTAAGTTTGGGATTATATAAGTTATAAATTAAAGTAATAGGAGTACGTCCACCTGGTGCTAAAGAAATACCCATTCCTAAAATTTTACCAATATCTCCTGATGCGGTAATATTTTTAATTGGTTTTTCTAAATACTTATGTAAGTTATCACCAGCTTTAGTTGCTGTTTCTCCAATAAGCTGTTTAAAAAATTTGTCGGTAAAACGAAATGTAAGTCTAACTGTATTACCTTCTTTGCGTGATTCAATTGCTAAATCATTTACAGTTAATACTTTTGCTACCCCGGAAAGAAGAAATAATCCATCCGTTTTTCGTTTTTTCGCTGGATCTTTAATTACCGCAAAAGCAATATTATTAACTTTACGACGAATATCCCTCATTAATTTAGTATCAGCATCAACAATTTGTCGTAATTTTGCTATTCCTAATAAATTTATTACTTTATCGGGGTTTTTTATAATAGCATTTTGTAAATCTTTAGCAACTGATTGTTTATATTCTAATCTTTGTGAAGCAGTATCTATCTTTTCTTGTTGCTTCTCAAGGTTACCTGCTCCTCTTGTTCTAGTTAAAACAGCTTGTTCACGTTGTAATCTTTTTTCACTTTGTATAATAGAATTAGCAATATCATCAGATAATTCTGCAATAGTTATTTTTCCTGATCCAACTAACTCTTGAAAAGTGGGAATACTGTGGGATACCACACTTGATAAAATTTCGGGAGATTTTGCAGAAGTTACTGCTTTCCATTCAATATCAGGGTCAACACCTGATCCGTCTGAAATAAGATTTCCTAAAATACTGCCCGAAGGAACATCTAAGATATCTGGAACTCCACGTTCATCAGGACCTTTTGTACCCCCTACTGCAGCAGCAGCTCCTTCATCTATACGCTTAAAAATTTTCTCCCTCATTCCAGGGCCTTCTCTACGTGCAGCCTGAAGAGCTTTTTCTAGTTTAGTTCCAGTAATATCTACTCTAGCTCTAACAATAGACTGAATAGCCATTAGAACGGTATCCTATACATATCTAAGATTCGACGGACATGAGGTGGCCATCCAGAAGCAGCCAAATTAAATTGACCTGCACTTTCACCTTGTAAACCAAATCTTTGATTAGCTTCAGTTTGTTTATATAACATTTTAATATAATCCATAGCTGCTACCTTAAGATCATTAGGAACTTTAGAGTATCCACCATTATAAGTGACCTTAATAGCTTTTGGATAATTTTGCCACATAGGAGTTCCAATTACTGAAATTGATTGTCGTCCTTCTGTAGCTCCAGTAACATTACGTTGAATTTTACCACTATCTGATTTCCACAAATAATCAGGATCACGAACTGCATCATCTTGAAAAGATGTAGAGTCATTAGTTCCATTAAAATGAACTAAAACCGTTGTATCATTATCAGTTGAAAATGGATATTTAGGAGCAGTAAAATCAGCCGTATATCGTGCTTTATTAAAAGAAACTCTTAATTCATCTGCATAACCAGTCATGTCTTCTGTATCAGTTAAATTCAAACGACCTAGTTCTACATTATAACTTGTACCAATTGTTGGCATTGAATTAGACGTCGTGACTCCGGAGAGTTCCGATCCATCTCTAAATAATCTCATCCTTGTTCCACTACGGGATACTGCTACATGCATAAAAGTATTAGAATTAGCTGCATATCCTGTCGTGGTTCCATGAGCAACATTCATAACTTGTGCTCCACCACTATAAGCATCAAATTGTAATCCTACAGAAGAATTATATCTTAATGCATAAAAATTATCAGAGTCTTTAACTTGAGAATATAAACATTTATTATTATTTAAAAGATTTAATCTAAACTGTCCTTCAATAGTAAAGTCTGAAGTTTCATAATCAAATTTTGGATTATTAGAGTTAGGATCATTAATAGTAACATAATCACCTGCACCATCAAATTTTACTGAAGACTCTCCAAATTTCTTAATTCTTGTTTTTAATGTAGCATTTCCTTCAGCTGTTATATTTGAATTATCCCAACCTTGATTAACAAAGCCGCCGTCAGCAGCAGGGCCGACTAACTCTGCATATCTATTACCATCATATTCAGCTACTTGTTTTACATTATTAACAGGTAACCTCTCAACAAATACAGATTGTGTACCACCATCAAATACTTCGGTGTAAACATTACTTTTAACTTCACGACCAATATAATTTTCCACAGCCCCACAAGCAAAACTAATGAGGTTAGCTAATCTACCATCATGAGTAGTGCTTGTAATACTTAGATAATCTTTGGTTTCTGCTAAAGTGACAAAAGTATATTCGCCATAAGAAGTAGTCATTATTTACTCCAATTATTCGTCGTCGTTATCTGTATTTAACTGAGAATTAGTATTTTTATATTTAGTAGTAACTGGGGTAGGAGCAGGAATAGGAGCTGGTTTATTTTGAATTTCTTCCCATTCTGCCATTGTGTCTGCAATACTTCCTTCGTCATAACCATTAACTTTTAAGTACTCACGTGCTCCTGTTGAAGACATCGATGAGATGGTGTCAATAATACTTGACATTATATTCCTCCTAAGTAAAAAGGGGTAGGCGTATGTTTACACCTACCCCTATTAAAGTTTATTTTGTCTTTAGACATATAGTTAACTATCTATTAGAGTTTACCTCTATACTGTTGAGCAGCTGCTGTAACCGTAGCACCTGACGGTGTATACGTACCGATAATATTATCGGCCTTAGCAGTTGCGCCTTGAACGTTAGCACGTCCAGCACCACGAATCACAGTACCAACATAACGAACTGCGGCTGCCTTAACAGCCATATCCGCTGCAGCTGAAACAGAAAGCACACTATTAATAATATTGGCTGTTGCCAACGGCGCTTTCAAGTTACCGCGTTGATGTCCTAGAAACTGAACATTCTCAAGAGTAACTGCGCCAGTACCTGCTACCTGAATGGTATTAGCATTCGCATGTGGGGTTACACCACCGGTACTCAAGTTAAAGACAACATCTTTAACAAATAGTTTAGCTGAAGTAGCAGGACCTGCTACAGATACAGCATTAGAAACAGCTGTAATTGTCATATTTTCAATATGAACATTACCCGTAGTACCAGAGGATACAGCAATGGCAGGAATAGTTACGTCTGTTGGACTTCCTACTCCCACAATACCGACACCATTAGCACACGAAATATTCGCATACGTACCTGGGTACAGTTCTACTGTACTACCAGGGGTCAATTGATTCTCAGGAATATCACCATAAGCTTTAAACTGAGCGTCTTGCGTTAGCTGAGGGCTAACCTTATGTATAAATCGTTGTAGAGCCATAACTCTTTTTCTCCTTGTGTGGGCAGGGGGCTATGCCCCCCACCAGTTAAGATTTTAAATTTTATTTTATGCAGAGTGAATTGCAACTGCGTAAGAATACTTAGTTGCATCCAAAGCGGCACTGGCATTAGTAGTCAAAGCCTTGAAATCAAATCGAGTGCTCATATACATTGCAGTTACCTGCTGACGAGGCTCGTATTCACTTTCGATTTCCATACCACGACGTTCAGCAATCAAGAAACCTGGCTTATACATAAGCAAGCCAACTTGGTTACCTGCGACACCAACGTTATCTAAGAAATCAGTGATAACCACTGGAATTCCGTAAATAGCGCCCAACGAACCTGTGAGGTACGTTGCGTTCGGTCCGAACTTATCAACAGTCGTGAAATCGCTGTCCTGAACTAGAGAGTTGTATCCTTCGACAGAAGTCAAAAAGACCAACTGATTACCTAGTTGCAGACCATATTTTCCAAGCTTACCGCGAGCACCTGCAATATCAGCAGGTTGGCATTTCGTGCCAATAGCACCCGTGGTTTCACGGAGGCCAGCAATATCATAAGCAAGCGTCATAGCGCCCTTGAATACGCACTGGTATCCAGAACCTGCGGTGATTGCATTCTTTGGAGCAGCATTAAAGCCCTTCAAAGTACCATCACCACGCAAGATCGACTTATCGATGGCACGAGCCAAACGACGAGTTGCACTCTGACGTAAGAAATCTAAGAGCGGAAGAATTGTATCTTCTTCCTCATCCTTAGCAAGATGGGTAGTAGCCATAAACTTATTTGGCGAGAACGTTACCGCAGAGATAGTGTTTTGACGAGTAGCCGGAACACGAGTTGAATCAGAAATACTCTGAGCAAACGTTCCAGATTCAAACTGCGCCACATCTCCATTGGTATCTTCATCAGCTACCGGTACGCGGAAATTACGTGCATCAACTGCAATACGCTCAAACATAGGAGCAATTACAAGCTGTTGCTGCATCTCTTCGTAAACATTAGTTGAGAAATTACTTAAGAACTGATCAACAGAAGTTACCTGTTTCATTCTACTACCAAGTTTGGTATCAAATGGGTCAGATTTATTAAGAGCCTTTGAAAGCAAGAACGCATTCGTCATCTCTTCAGGTGTAAACTGCTGTTGATTACGAGTACTTTCTTGATAGACCATCTTATTTTGGGTATAGGAAGCAATCTGCTCCTTATACTTACTAACTTCAGCCTTCAATTCAGCTAGAGCTTCACTCTCTCTTGGAGTGTACTCAGTCTGTTTCGTATACTGGGCTTCGCTTTCGTTAAGGATTGCTTCGCCTGTTTTTTGCACCAGTTCTGCCACTCTCGGTTCTGAAACGTTGGTGGTAGCGGATGCAGGTGGAGCCTCTTCGATCGGAGCCGAAGAAGCAACGACTGCTGCCGTCTCCTCACTCTTATTCTCAGATACTCCAGTATCAATTTTGACAATGTCACCTACTGGTTGAGTAGCCATATTATCATTCTCCTTTTTCAATTCATTTTTTATCCCATGTACTGATAACAAAATATCTCTCTCCTTACTAGGTTCGATTTTCTTAAGTTCATCAATCATGGTAGTAACATATTGGGCATATTTATAATCAGAATCTGCCCATTCATTAGTGGGGGTTGCTTTTAGGTTGAGTAGTGTGTTGAGTTTTTGTTGGTAAGTAGAATTAGATTTAACAAGTTCTTCATTCTTTAAGCTATAAGCGTCTTGTTCACTAATATCTGTAATATCAAGATAATTATTCTTAATATCGGTTCGATCAGAATCTGTCATATGAGAAGGACTAGATATGTTTGTTAAAGAAATATCATAGTTTGATCCAATATCCCATGTGTTAACAGCAGCTAATTTTTCTGCCTTAACTGTTATACTATTATCTCTTGAATTTCCATTTAAGTCAATTTCTAAAAATTCGAAATTTGGAGATTCGGCAGTTGCAACATTAGTAATTTTATATCTTTTGTTGCCATACTTTACACATTGATCGTGTTTTAAAGCTGCTGTCTCCATAGAGAGCATGTTAATAAACGGGATAGGATCATAAGGGTCAGATTCCTCAGTGATTTCTTCCTCAGAAAATTCTTCATCCGAAGATGAGGCTTCCAAAGTTTCTTCTGCTTTTTCAGCAATTAATTCCTCAATTACTGGAACAGAAGATTTCTCAGGGGTAGCTTCAATATTCATATCTTGTGAAGATTCTTCTGCCTTGATCTCAACTTGAGAATCCTCTTCAGACATCTCTTCAACTACCATAACTCCAACTTCGGGAGTGTCTTGAGAAGCCATTTGTTCTGAGGGAGATAAAGGTCTTTCATCAATATTATCCATATTGTTAATCTCCTCTTCTATTGGCTCAGCCATTACTGGCCTTGCTGACACTACCATGGTGTGAGAGTGAACTAAAGGATAATCAGCGTCTAAAACTCTGTAATCCTCAATTTTATGGTAATGGGGCATTTTATGCGAAGCATAAGTAGTTACACCATTACCTCCATCATCTATTTCATAAGTATGATAATGATTGGCAACTACGTCGGTTATCCCAACCTTAATCCCCATACCCTTCTCACGAGTGTCAATATTAATTTCGTTATGGCTGAATTTTTCTACAAACTCAGCATATTCTTGATGATTATCATCAAAACTTTTTCGTATACTAAATAATGATTCTTGATTAGCAGGTACACTTACCACACTAATCTCTAATAGCTCTACATCCGTAATCGTCATTGAATCAGTTCTATGGTCGTATTCACCATCCTTGACCTTAAACCCGACTGAAAAACTTTTTAAAGCTCCATCTTTAATTAAAGATTGAACCCCATGAAGTTTTTCTGCAGTATCACTTATATTTGCTTCAACAAAAAGTCCTTTTCTATCAACAGTAACTTTATCGACTCTCCCAATAGGACAATCATGTTTATGTTGATAAAGAAGGACAGGGTTCTTTCTAAAATTTTCTACACCTTGTGCCCATGCGTTAGCAGTAACTATATCACCTACTCGATCTCTATCAGTAGTGTTAGCATATCCGGCTATGCGTAATCCTTTACTGTTACGTGCACTTGGTTGTTTTTTAGTTTCAAAATCACTATGAAAATAAAATGTTTTATTCATTCTGTAAATCCTCATCGTCTTGTGTAATTATTTGAATTTCATCTTCGCTAGGTCTACCACCCTGACTAGGGTCAGTTGCGCTTCCTGTAATATTCTGAGGTACCCTAATACAATTAGTTTCCTCTACTCGCATTTCTCTCATACCTAACCCACCTCTGGCTTCATCGGGAGTAATTATACCAGTATTAACTAAGGTTGAATAATATTGAGCCTGTGTTCTTAAATCTGGTTGTAAGGCACTAACTGAACGTTTATCTGGAAGAATAGAAGTAGAATTATTAAAGAAATGTTCAAAAGCACTACAAAATTGTTTAAGTACTGGCATAACCGTATGGTTATAAAATAAAACTTCGTTAGCTGCGATATTTGCGTTATTTCCACTTTTTAATAGAACATAGGGAACACCAATAGACTTTGCTATATCCATTTGAATTCGTTCAACGCTATTTTCAAAATCTAGCTCACTAAATTTAATTTCGCTAAATCTATCTATATCTAATCCGCCATCTAAAATAGCAGGACTACGAGCACCATTAAAAATATTAGAATAACTCGCTCTCCAACTATCTAACATTCGTTCTTTAATTTTACTACTTAAAACATTATCGGTTTTTAGAACCAAACCGGGAATCGCGTTATTTTTAAAAAACTGACGTTGAAAATCTAAGAGTTCATAGTATAGCTCAAAAAGTCTTTGAAGATTTTTAAGCTTACTATCACCACGAAAAATTGATTGATCATTATCGCTTTTTACTTGAATAATCTCGTCTGGAGTAAACGTTATTTTAGCATCACGAGTTGTTTCTTTTGAATACCCAAACCAATCAGTTTGTTGATCATATATTAAATAATTATAATGACTTATAAATGTTTTTGAATCTGCAACGACTTCCACATCATTTGCAGGTAACAAATATAAACTTTCTTTATCATAGTAGAAAAAAGCATTTCCGTCAAGGTAAAAATCTAAAAATGCTCTTCTAAATAAACGGACTCTATCCTCAAAAGGATTAGGTTTGACGTTAAGTAATTTATTAATTTTTTTAGCTGCCCCACCATCAACTAAAAAGGGAATTGAGACTAGGGCATTAATAATCATCTCTACACTTCTGTGAACAACTTCAATTTCACGAAACGCAGTTTTATAATCCACAATTGATTGTGGAAGATTATATGGATCTTGTGATGCAATATAAGGTTGTGCAGGATTTAACTTCTCTGCCATCCAACTTTTAAGCCCCATTTATTTTTCTCCTGTTCTCATTATAATACCTTAAAAGTAATTTTAGGTCAATATTTTATTTTTCATAATCAAGCATAGACGCTCACACGAGTTCTCTGATAACTATAAACTGCATATCTTATTGCATCACTACAATGAGAAGACCAGTCATGAACAGGTTTTTGAGTTTCAGTTCTATGATTCCATCTATAACTACTAAGTGAAGAATAGGTATGCCTACATCTATTCACATCAAATTCTAGTCTTTCTGTATCTATTAACACTTGAATTGCAGCAATTCCATCGTTAACACTTTTTAATGCATTATCACAATAGATGTCATAATCATAGGCTAAGTCAGCCCTTGTTTGTTGTGCAGCACTATCAATAAAAATTGTTTCAATTCCCCACCTATCAATTAACTCTTGAATATTTTCAGCATGAGTAGAGGTAGTACCCTCTTTAGAAATATATTCATCAATTGCGTAAAATTTTTCATTATCAGTAGCTAGTACTACAAAGGCAGTTTCATCTCGATATCCAACGTCTAATCCTGCTACAAATTCAAATCTCTTA